GCCAAGACATAGATGCGGATCACCTGGGACTGACTTTAGAAGGTCAGTTCGATAGCGAATTGCCACTCGCTATCTCGACCGAAACGGTCGGCACCAACTGGATGGTCCCAGAATTGGGATATCATCGTGGCGACTTTCCACTGCGGCCCTGAGTTATCTCGAAGGGTCAAGTGGCCGTTCTCAATGTATCCACCTAGGAAGGAGGTCATAAGTCCCCACGGGTTGTACCCCACAGGCTTTTTGAAGACTCCCTCAGTGTTCGGCTTCCATCTCTTGATCATCTTACCAAAGGTGTAATGGAGATTTCCCATATCACCGGATTCACTGGTGTCCTGGAGCCGCACCTTGAAAGGCACAGCTTTGAGGTACTTCACGCGAAAATCACCGACCTTGACAACGAGCTTGCGCCCGCGGCCGATGCCTACGCCCTTCGCCTTACGGCTGGGGACGGGCTGTCGGACATACCTCCGCGCTACATTCCAATGAACATGGATTCCCTCGCTCTCCCCCAACCAAGGGGGTACAAACAGAGGCTTCTCAAGCAGTGCCATAAGATAGCGCACCGCAAAGGGAAGTGGAACCCATTTTGACGACCAAAGTGTCAGCCTGTTGATGGTGGCATAGACGTCAGCGTCATTGGCGAGGAACTTGATGTGAGGGGGACATATGTCCCATCCACACCAGTAATCTCCGCCGCAGCTCTCTCGAAAGGACCCGCTGTTGAACGATTTATCTTCGTTTGGCAGCTGACCAACATGCTTGAGCGCTCGTATGACGAGATGGTAGGCATCGCGCCTAACAATAATATCGTCACCGAATACGCCATAGTTGGCTCGTGTGGGATTGATACCCAGAACACGATAACAAGCCCTAACAAGACACGCGAAGTAGGCAGTTTGAAAGGCGAAAGTAAAGCCTTCACCCATCGTACCGACCATACCCAACCCAACTACCTCACCATCTGGCATTACGGTGGAGTATGCCCGAATCGTCTTTATCCAGCCAGAAATCGGCTGGGGAACGTGTTCGAGCTGTTGGATATTTATACAGTCACT